AACAGGAAACTCTGGAAACTGGAGACACAGATTACATTCAAATGGTAATGCTGAATCTACATCTTCAATGCGTGCTCCTATCTTCTATGACCGAAATGATACCGGTTATTATCTAGACCAGAATTCAACAAGCAACTCTGCTCTTAGAATTAGAGGTGGTGCACTACACGGACCTAACCCATCTTGGGGTAGATATCTTGCTGTTGGTACAAATGGTCACTGGTCTAGCTCTTACGCTTCGGTTGCAACAACTAATGGTAATCTTCACCTTGATTCGCAGGGTGGTCGCGACTTATATCTTCAGTGGTATGTTGGAAGAACAGTTTATGTAAGTGGTTCTATTCAGGCTACAATTTACTACGATAGAAATAATACAGGTTATTATTCAGATCCGAATAGTACTTCAAGATTAAATCAGCTAAATGTAAACAGAATTAACTCACCATACGCTGGTGGAAACTCTGGTATTACAAGAAGTAGTTCACCATACTCATACGGCTTCCAGGAATCTGGTAGTTGGAGTTATCCATATCCGGATATGGTATTCCAGTATCATACTGGTGTATCTATGGCAGCTAACCCATCGTATGGTGGTATTAGATTCTTTAATGACTATAATAGTGGAACTGTAAGATTCCAGGTTAATGGTTCTTCAAGTTATACATTTGCAAATACATGGCTCCAAGTTGGTGGTGGCGGTGTCGGTATCTATGATGGATATAATGGTGCTCACTTCTATCCAAACAATGCTACAAACTATGGTTCTTGGAACTTCTTAGGTAGCAGAAGTGGCTATCGCGGTATTGCCTTCTCTGATGCTGGATACGACCCACACTTAATGTGGGATAGCGGAGGTAATGGTGGCTGGTATCATGAAGATCTAGGTCGTTGGTTATTATATCATAACCGTAGCAGAAACTGTACTGGTGTTGCTTCATCAAGTACTGTGTCCGGTTATCGTATGAGAGTTAACGGTTCGCTTTACTGTAATGGTAATGTTGTTGCTTATTCTGATAGACGCAAGAAAAAGAATATCGTCACAATTGATAATGCTCTTGATAAAGTATTACAATTACGTGGTGTATATTATGAGAGAAAAGAAGATTTAGTTGACGAACGTGACGACCTATATAAAGGCAGACAATTAGGTATGATTGCTCAGGAGGTCGAAGAAATTGTACCTGAGGTTGTATCATATGCCGAAGAGCTTGATGAATATGCACTTGATTATCCTAAGATGGTCGGTCTACTTGTCGAGGCTCACAAAGACCAACAAGAGATTATAAATAACCAACAAGAACAAATTGATGAATTAAAGAAACTTGTGAATACATTAATGGAGAAACTATAAAATGGCTTTAATTAAAGAATACGAAATACCAGGTACTGGTTTATCTGCAGCGAATGCTTATTTCGTTGTGACAGATGTAAAAGTACACAAAAGAATGCATGACTATAAAACACCTGTAGATACTTCTGACCCTACTGGTTATACAAACGGTGGAGTTTGGGACGAAGGAACTGAGGTTCACTGGAAAGCAGGTTATATTGGTCATATCTACTTAACTATTTGGGCTAGTAAAGAAGCTCGAGAAAATGGCCAGAAACCTATTGGTATGGCTGGTGTTGATGCAACTGAAGTAGAGGCCGAAGTACATATTGGTACAAAAGGACTTGACCACAGATGTGTATTTTTTGTTGATGTAGATTCTGCAGATAACTATATCACACAGGCTTATACATACCTCAAAACATTAGATTATTTTGAGGGTGCAACTGAGGATTAATAAATATAACTATCCAAATTAATTAACGGAGAAAAGAAATGGCACTATCATATACATGGAAAATTACCGCCCTTAAGAAAAAGGACCAGGTAAATAGTGAAGGCGCAACACTCGAAGGTGCAGTGGTCCAAACTTATTGGGAAGCTGAAGGTACTGACGAGAGTGGAAATAAAGCATCGTTCCAAGGTGCAACTCCTTTTTCAGCAGAAAATGTTCCAGCTGGTTCATTTGTTGCTTTTGAGGAATTGACTGAGGAAAATGTTATTTCTTGGGTACAAAACATTGTTAATAATGACCCAGGTTATGCGGCTCACATTGAAGAAAGAATTAGAGCTGAGATTGATAAAGAAGTCGTTGAAGATGTCACGGAAGGTTCACTTCCTTGGTCTGACGGTTCTGAAGTCACTCCAGACCCTGAAGTTCTTGATTCTGAAGACGAAGAAGAAGTAGAATAATCTAGGAATAACAAATGACCTATTCCTGGACCATTATAAAGTTTGAAACCAGAGACCAAGTCAATTCTGATGGCGTCACTTTGGAGAATGCTGTCGTCACTGTAAAGTGGAAACGCGACGGGGTTGATTCAAATGGTACAACAGGTTCAGTTTTGGGCTACACCGTTCTCTCAGCAGAGACTGTAGCCCAGAGCGATTTTGTTGCATTTGACTCTCTCACAGAAGAATTGGTTATCGGCTGGATTGAAAACTCACTTAGCGCGGAAAGATTGGCTGAATATAATACAGCAATTCAAGAGCAAATCAATAAACAATCTTCCACAGAGCGCACCCCGCCTTGGGCATAAAAACGGTTGACAACTGACATAAATAGTGTTATAATACACTTAAAATTTTAGAATATTTTTATATAATGGAGAAAATATGCATGATTTGCGCCACCATGGCCTTGTACATTACGCCCTGAAAAGAGGCGGAAGTATCCATCCAATTACACTACCTAAGGAATTAACTGGCGAAACTGGGATTATGAATCCTTCCATTTACGTACATAATGGAAAGATTCTATTAAATGTTCGCCACGTCAATTATACACTTTACCATTCAGAAGGTAAAAAATTCCCACATACTTGGGGTCCTCTCCAATATATCCACCCAGAAAATGATGTATGTCTAGCGACACATAATGTAATGTGTGAGTTAGATACAAATATGAACATGCTCAGTGCTGGTCGTATCAAAATGAACCTGGATACAGGTGAACCAACTTGGAATTTTATCGGTTTAGAAGATGGTAGATTATTCTGTTGGGAAGACCGACGTTTCCTTTGTGGAGTTCGTAGAGATTGCTACGACGATAAAGGTAAAGGTCGTATGGAAATGTGTGAAATAGAATTTATTGATGGTTTATGGCAGGAGGTTTCACGTAATCCTATACCGGCTCCTGGTGACGATGGCACATATTGTGAAAAGAACTGGATGCCAATCCTTGATATGCCATGGCATTTTGTCAAATGGTGTAATCCAACCGAAGTCATTAAATACGATATTAACACAAGAACAACAACTACAGTTCACTTAGATGAGTCATCAAGAATAGATGCTCCACGTGATTATAGAGGTGGTTCACAAGTAGTTCCTATTGGTGATAATAAACGACTTGCATTTACTCACGAGATTGATTTATTAAAAGACCCATTTTATAGAAAAGATGGTCATTATAACCATCGTATTCTTGTGTGGGACGAAGATTGGAATATCATTCATAAAACAGAGGATTTCCATTTTATGGGAACTCAAATTGACCCAACCACAGGTTATGAATATAATATTGAATTTGTGACAGGTATGTGTTTTCTGAATGGAGATGTTTATATTAGTTATGGTTATCAAGATAATGGTACATTTATTTTGAAAATGCCAGAAAAAGTATTTTTTGATTTTGTAGGGAGGCTGGCATAATGTTGCAAGAGTTATTGAACAAACACTGTATGGACCCAAAAAATCCAGATAAAATATTTGATTTGGCAAAAGAATATGACCGACTTGAACAAGGAGCTATGGCCGTATCTTTATATCTTAAAGCGGCCGACCTTACAGAGGATAAATTATTACAATATAAATGTATGATTGGTATTGGCAATTGCTATTGGAGACAAGGTAATAGAACATATACAGTCGAAGGTGCATTTCAAGATGCTGCAGCTCTCATTCCGGAAAGACCTGAAGCACATTATTTCCTCGCTGGTCTTTGTGCTGAAAGACAATTATGGAAAGCCTCATATTTACATGCAAAATTAGCTAGACTATTTAATGTCAACGATGATATCGATGTAGGATATAAAGGTCGTAAGGCTTCTGCTGTACAGGAAGCAATTGCAAAATGGTATATTACTGGAACACAAGAAGGTAAACATGCCTTATTTGACCTTAAATTTAAATCTGTTCTGGACGATGAACTATATAATAAGGTTAATACTCTATTAACAGGAATTTTTTATCCAGATACAATTCCATATTCTGTAAAAGATAGAGAAAGATTTAAATACCCATTCCCAGGTTTTGATACAATTCAAAAAAATTATTCTAAACATTTCCAAGATCTTTTTGTATTATCAGTACTGAATGGTAAACGAAATGGGACATATTTAGAGATTGGTTCCGGTGACCCGTTCGTGCATAACAATACAGCATTACTTGAAACTGAATTTGGTTGGAAAGGAATTTCGATTGACAACCAAGGTAGTTTGTGTTATAATTTTAAAGAGAATAGAAATAATACAGTAATATGTGCTGATGCTACTGAAATCGGATATGCCGATTTATTTGACAAACATTGCATGGAGCCTGTAATTGATTATTTACAAATAGATTGTGATGAACTTTCAGTTGATATTCTAGAAAAAATTCCATTTAATCAGTATGGGTTTAGAGTTATAACATTTGAACATGACAAATACAGACTCGGCGATGAAATTAGAGATAAGGCTAGAGAACATTTAAGACAATTTGGGTATATTCCATTGGTGAATGATGTAGCCTTTACAGAGGAGTGTTCATACGAGGATTGGTATGTACATCCAGCATTGGTAGATATTCCAGAGAAAATGAAAACTGATAAATCAGTAAATTTTGTATGGGAATATTTTATGGAAACTTTAACTGAAGAAAATGAGAGAAAATTATGATAACTGTGGTCGCAACAGGTGGATTTGACCCGATTCATTCTGGTCACATTGAGTATTTAAAAGACGCAAGTACATTTGGAACAAGACTAGTTGTAGGAGTAAATTCCGATAGCTGGTTAAAGCGAAAGAAAGGTAGATATTTTATGCCTTGGGAAGAACGTGCAGCCATTGTCGAAGCATTATCTTCTGTCGATAAAGTTCTATCGTTTGATGATAAAGATGATACTGCGATACATTGCTTGGAACAAGTTAAAACATTATATCCAAATGATACTATTATATTCGTAAATGGTGGAGACAGAACATCAGATAATATTCCAGAAATGGCTGTGGAAGGTATTGAATTTGAGTTTGGAGTTGGTGGTGATAATAAGAAAAATTCCTCCAGTTGGATTCTAAAAGAATGGGCACAACCTATGGTTAAGAGAGCATGGGGTAATTATACAGTATTACATAATGGTCCTTCATGGCAAGTAAAAGAATTACACTTCGAACCTGGAAATTCATTAAGCGACCAGCGACATTCAAATAGGTCAGAACATTGGCACGTTGTTGATGGTTCAATTCTTATGGAATTGGATTATGGCATGAGAAAAACAGAGTCTCGTGTATATTGGGCTGGACAAAGTATTGATATTCCAAAAGGTGTTTGGCACAAAGCAACAAATGTAGGAACTGAACCTGCAAAAGTCATTGAAGTTTGGTTGGGTGATTATCTTTCCGAAGATGATATTGAGCGACGAGACTAAGTATAAATAATCTTACAAAATAAATTATTGGGATTACGTAATGGCTATTTCATTTACATCTTCATCAACATTTAATGTAAGCAATTCTAGTGCTATTGATAGCGCAAAATACATTGGTGTCATAGAGGCTACACAAGATGGCGGAGAGGACATATTTTTTTCAACTGATAGTGCTGATATTTTTGTTGGAGATAATGGTACTTGTCAATTTTTAGTTGAACAATTAGCTGGAACTTATAATTTTACAATTACAGCAACGAGTGCATCAGATATTGCAAGTCAAAACATTACAGTCACAGTAGTATAGTATAAATATAATAATAACTGCTAATAGTCTAGGAGACGAAGATGGCAATTCAAGTCAATGGCGTAAATGCCATAAACAATTCTAAAGTACTTCAAAACATTGCAAGAACGGATAACTGTAGGTATGATAATTTCCATCCTGCAGGAATTGTTGATATGGGTACCAGTACAGTAATTACCAACGCGGACCCTGTTTTTTCTAAAACATTAACAGCAGATACAACTTTTACATATTCCGCCGTGTCATCATCACCGCAATCACAATTTCTTTTACATCTAGATTTGAGTGCTGATGGCTGGACTCCAACATTTCCATCAGACTTTAATTTTCCAGCACCCCCAGCTTGGTCGTCTCATAGATATTGGATGATAACAGTATTTACCCGCGCTGGTGGGAAATTATGCACAGCACAAGGCTTTGATGAAGGTCCATATTCTGGTGCTGGTTTAGGTGGAAGTGGAGCATTTTTCACTTCTTCATGGACTACACCAAATCAATGGCGTACATTTGATTGGTTCTATTCTGGAAGCGGATTCCCAGAAACATATTGTTATGTTTCATTCCAGCATGATGCTGCAAATCAAAAAGTCAATGTCACTTATGCTCACGGCAACAGTAGTCAACCAACACAGTTTCAGCCCATCGTCGAAGTGACCTATGGTGGATTAAGCAATATTTCTACTGTTAGAGTTCAATATAATGTACAATCACAATCTTGTAGTGGAGATTGTAATCCAAGTAATTATGGATTCGGACCTACGCCAACATCGGACAACAAGCTTTCTGGTTCTTATTATACACTTTCTGGTTTAGGAACACAAACATTTGGCTGGATGGCACAAGCAAACCCAAATTCATTTGCTACAAACGATACAAGCACAAATGCAGCTTTTAATTCAGCAAATCCAGATCTTCGCATTGAAATTGTTGATAGTGTAGAAGGAACATTTACTTCGACTTCTGAAATACCTGCTCCAATTAATTTAAGGGCATATATAGGTTCACAACCAATTGTATAGGTTTAAGATATGGCAATAAAAATCAATAATATTCGAGTGATAGGTTCTTATTCGACAGATATTAATCTATATGATTTGAACAATATGCAAGGGACATATGAGGGTGTACCTAAACGAGGCTCTAGCGGTATAAGTCTTTCTGGTTCTTATGGTGGCATGGATTTTTCAGGGAATCATAAGGCAGCAATTTCTCAAGGTAATACCACAATTACTATGCCAAATTATTCCGGAGGCGCACCAAGATCTGGAGGTAATTCTGGTTCAAATTTAAACGCACACGCAGGTGGTGGTTGGTCAGCGTTCATTGATGTGAGTGTTAATGGTTATGACATTACATGGCCTACAGAATTTAAATGGCCTAATGATTCTGAACCAGATTGGACAACTGCAAGATATTGGTATGTACACGCGGTTTGCTATTCAACAAGCATTATATTTGCTACTGCAACACCATTCGATGCACTTTCAACGTAGGATATAAGATGGCTTTTACAGGAAACTCAATTAATATAGAATTTACACTTACAGATAACACAGGTAATACATCTCCTGTATACCAGTCTGTTAAGGAACTAGAACCGATTGATATGCCAGACCAAATAAGTTTAATTAAAGACGTGGCAAAAGGAATTTTAACAAGTTCTGCAAATACAATTGTTTCGGTAGCATGGACACATACATGTGGTCAATGTGAGACTAATGGTTTATTAGAAAGAGGTGGTGAATAATGGCTATTAAAATTAATGGTGATTTAATTATATCTAATACTAGAGATATGAGTGATATTACTATTGACTATCAGCCAGATGTCAGTAGTGAAGGTATATTTGACCCATTTATTCTTACTCCTGAAGTAAATACTATTACAAGTACTATTAATATGGGCACATCATATATGACTGGTGTAATGACCGCAAATACAACCTATACAATTACTGGTACTAATAATCTTGGTACTTGTTCTGTAGTAACGCTCGACACGACTACAACGGGCCATACACCTAGTTTTCCTGATAATGTTTCTTGGGAAAGTAATATCGAGCCGACATGGAGTGATTGGAGATATTGGGTAATTACCATGGCTCAAGTTGCAAATACCGAAGTGAGAGCAGCAGCTGTTGGTTATATTTCAAACGCAACTACGCCAACTGAAACAATCGCTCTTGAAGGTACTAGTGCATCACCTGAAGCCTTTTTTGATAAAGCGGCATCTGATACCTACGATTTTGTTGCGGGTTGGACTTTTAATTCAGACGGAAATGTATACAAATACGAATATATTTACAACGTGGGTGGTCAAGGTACATATTTACATGATAGTACAACTTGGAATAATATTACCCCATCTCAAACATATTGGATTCAAGTAAATAATCATGATAGCAGAACCTTATCAGTAAGTGATAGTGACACTATTGGTGAATGGATTTCTTTGAGTTCTACTAGAACATTTAGATATAGGGACGGCCAAACTTTAAGCACATACGGCTCAAGATATGGGACAATGAAAGTAGATATCGCTGAAAGAGATTTTGGAACTGCGCAACATAGTACTTCCAGCCCTACATATTATTCAGCTACGGTAGGCTATCTAGATGGAGAAGGATTCCCAGAAACAATACATAACGCTTATTGGAATGGTACTCTTGTTTACTCTGGTGGCCAAACCTCTACTACATCTCCAGGTGATATTTTTCTAGGTACTGATGGAAATTATTATCGTACAGGAAGTTTACAGCAGCAATTCGGAAATCCAACTACATATTCTTACGAAATACAACAAGCAACTTTTACCATTCTGGCTACTGGTTATTATAGAGTTAATTGGGAGGGCAACGCATAATGCCATTACATTATCCACATTTATATCCCGCAATTACAGGCACAAATAAACCTGGTACATTAGGTGGTGTCGGAGGTACAGATATACCAGCTGGTACAACAACTGGTCGAATAGCTTCGAATGGCCGCGTATGTGAAGTGAGACACACGGAAGTTAGTAATGATGTAGAAGTTGTAGCATTTGCATCCGGTGTACTTACCGTAAGATCTGATGGTGCTAATTCTGGCTTTTCTGTATATGTTGAATCGTCTAATGGAAATAGTGGAACTAGTTATTGGTATAATACTTCTGGTACCCAAACAATATTGCCTGACGATGCTACAGAACAGAAAATTTATGAAGAAAATACAGTGACAGCAACTGAGGTATCGTTTGATGGTAGTAATTGGTACTCCTTTCCTAAAACAAAAACCTTCTCTACGGCGGCGATTTCAGATTTTGTTGGCTATACAGCTACCAGTACAGTCAACGATACAATACCAATTTATATTAGGGCGACAGGATATAATGATACATTGGTAGAAACATTTACATGCCGTGTTATAGCACAGGCAACAAGAACATAATAAAGAGAAAGAAAAATGGCACAACCAACATCAAGAACTGAATTTAAAGAATGGATACTCCGAAAGATTGGAGCACCAGTAATTCAGATTAACGTTTCCGATGAGCAAGTTGATGACCGTATTGATGAAGCGGTAGATTTCTGGCGCGATTATCACTACAATGGAAGCCAATTAGTTTATTTAAAACACCAAATTACTGGTAGTAGTTTAACATTAACGGATGCAGACGCGGCTGATTTCCAAATAGGTGAAAAAATTACTGGTGGTACATCTGGTGCTTCAACTGTAATTACCGGCGATTCAACCGGACAAACATTAACATATCACTCATTATCAGATAATAATGCATTCCAGGCTGGCGAAGTTATTACTGGAGGTGCTTCTGGCCAACAAGGCACAATTGGTTCAATTACGAAAGGTGATAAAGAGAATGGATACATTACATTACCAGAACAACTTTTAGGTATTTCTGGAATCTTTAATCTTGAAACAAGTATTAGTACTGGTGGGGGAATCTTTAATGTTCAGTATCAATTCGTATTGAATAATTTAGAAGATATTACAGGCTATAATGTTTCAAATTACTATATGGCAATGTCTCATTTAGAATTTTTACAAGAAATGCTAGTAGGTAAACCACACATTCGCTATAATAAGCACGTCAATCGTTTATATATCGATGCTGATGCAAGTGCTTTAAGTGTGGGAAATTATATTATTGTAGAAGCTTACGATGTCATTGATGGCGATACATATTCAGATGTATGGTCCGATAGATGGCTACAAAATTACGCTTCAGCATTAGTTAGAGAACAATGGGGATTGAATTTAACTAAATTTGATGGTATGCAATTAGTCGGTGGTGTGACATTTAATGGAGCAAATATTCTTGCGGAAGCTAGGGAAGACCGACAGCGTATGGAGGAAGAAGCAATAACAACACTTCAACCTCTCAACTATAACTATATTGGGTAAAATATGGCAACCAATGTCTTCTTCGATAACTATTCAAACTTCAATGAGCAACAGCTGATTGATGATTTAGTTATTGAAAGTATTAAAATGTATGGTGTGGATGTTATCTACATCACTCGTATTGATGGAGCATTGGATAAAGTATTTAACGAAGATGACCTTCCATTATATAATGAAACATTTGAATTTGAAGCTTATGTTAAAAACGTAGATGGATTTGAAGGCGAAGGTGATTTCCTATCCAAGTTTGGTCTACAAATACGAGACCAAATGACACTTACAGTTGCAAATAGAACATTCGAACGATTTGTCACAAGAGAAGAAGGTACAATTATTCGTCCAAAAGAAGGCGATTTAATTTACTTCCCTCTATCAGAAAACATTTTTGAAATTAAATTTGTTGAAGATGAAAGCCTATTCTATCAATCAGGTGCTTTACAAGTATTTGATATGACTTGTGAATTGGCTGAATACACAGGTCAAAGACTACAAACTGGCCGTGATAACATTGACACATATTTTGATGCATTTAATAGAGAAATACTCACATCGAATACAGCTACATTGAATGCTGTTGCTCAGGTTGACCCAATTGCTCGTAATTTAGTCTTTGAACAGGAAGGCGATGCAATTATTGACTTTAGTGAAATTGACCCATTCAGTGAAAACATTTACATCAACGACGATTAAGGTATAATATGGGAATTGCAAATTATTTTTACAACTCTACTTTGAGAAAATATGTTGCTCTATTCGGCACATACTTTAATCAGATGAAAATCCAAAGAGTGGATAATGATGGTACACTAATACAGGATATGATTGTACCTATTTCATATGCTCCTTTCCAAAAGATTTTAGCTCGTGTGACACAAGACCCTAATTTTTTAAAGGGTGTAGCAATTAACCTGCCAAGAATGTCGTTTGAAATGACCAATATGTCATACGACCCAGAACGTAAGGTTGCTCCAACAAGAAAAGTAAGAAAAACTGGAGTTGATGTTGAAGGTGGTGGCAGACGATTCGTATATGCTGGAGTGCCATACAATTTAGATTTTTCATTGTACATTATGGCTAAATATAATGAAGACGCAGTAAAAATATTAGAACAAATTTTACCATTCTTTAATCCAGAGTTTACAAGTACTGTGCGATTAATTGATGGTTTGGAACCAATGGATATACCTTTAATCCTGAATGATACAACATTTGAGGATTTATATGAAGGCGACTTCGAGGAAAGAAGAAGTGTTCTTTATACATTAAATTTCACAATGAAAGGTTGGTTCTTTGGGCCAGAAAGAGATAAGGCTGTTATTAAGTTTATAGATGTTCGTTATGCAACTGATACACCTTCCAACACATCGTTTGAAGAGTTTTATTCAGTGTCACCAGGTATGACTGCAAACAACGAACCTACGACTGATAGAGCGTTAAGTATTGACTATAGTTTAATTGAATTTGATGATAATTGGGATTACGCAGAGGAAATTGCAAATACAGCACCTTCCGTTTGACATTTATAATTAAATATGTTATAATGGAACATAGCAATTTTATATAATGGAGTAATTATGAAAGTAGGATTTACAGCTAGTACATTTGATTTATTACATGCTGGACATGTACAAATGTTAAGAGAGGCAAAAGAACAGTGTGACTATCTAATTTGTGGTTTACAAATGGACCCAAGCTCTGATAGGCCAGATAAAAATTCACCTGTTCAAACTGTGGTTGAAAGATATACTCAACTTAAGGCGGTAAGTTATGTTGATGAAATTATACCTTATTCAACCGAAAGGGATCTAGAAGATATCCTTGAAATGTATACAATTCATGTTCGTATACTAGGAGAGGAATATCGCGATAAGGATTTCACAGGTAAAGATATATGCCGTAAACGAGATATAGACCTTTACTTTAATAAGAGAGACCATCGCTTTAGTAGCAGTGGTTTGAGACAAAGAGTTTGCGATAAAGAAAAGGATTATGAGTACTAATTATGAGCGATGATAAAATTGCACAAGCACTAAATATGAGGCCTTTGGAAGAAGCAGAGGAAGAAAAACAAGAAATTTTGGATGAACTCAATCCGGATAAATTACCCGATTTGCCGGCGAATGCATTTTCAACAAATGACGAAGTAGAAAATTTACCAGCAGAGACACCAGCTGGCGAATTAGTTCCAGCAGATGTACTCGCTGATGAAAATTTAAAAGACATTGAACTTGCACGACGAAACATTGAAAATATTATTGGTTTAGGTGACGACGCAGTGAAGGAAATGGTTGAAATTGCAAAACAATCTGAATCGCCTAGAGCATTTGAGGTTGTATCTCAATTAATGAAAACACTGCTTGACGCAAACAAAGATTATGTTGATATGTCAACCAAAAAGAGATATGCAAAGGAAGAACAGGCTCCTTCTACAAACGTCACAAATAATAATCTTATTGTATCAACAGCTGATTTACTTAAAATGATTAAGGACGATAATAGTAATGCCTGATTTTATTAAAGGATATCTGGGCAACAATGACCTCAAAAGATCTGGCGAGGAAATTGAATTTACACCTGATATGCTTAAGGAATATGTGAAGTGTTCTAAGGACCCAATATATTTCGCAGAAAATTACATTAAAATTGTACACGTAGATAAAGGTCTTGTAAACCTTGAGATGTATGATTATCAAAAAGAAATTACAGAAAAAATTACGAACAATAGACGTGTTGCTGTATTAACAGCAAGACAGAGTGGAAAAACTACAACAGCAGTTGCAGTAATTTTACATTATATTTTATTTAATGAATTTAAAACAGTTGCTATTCTTGCAAACAAGGGTGATGCTGCAAGGGAAGTTCTTTCAAGAGTTCAACTTGCTTATGAAGCTTTACCTAAATGGATGCAACAGGGTATTGAGGAATGGAATAAAGGTAATATTACCTTGGAAAATGGCTGTAAAATATATGCGGGTACAACCACATCATCGGCCATTCGTGGTAAATCTATCAGTTTCCTCTATCTTGATGAGGTCGCGTTCATTGAAGGCTTTGATGAGTTTTTTGCTTCGGTATATCCGACAATCTCATCTGGTGATACCACAAAGCTCTTAATGACTTCTACACCAAACGGGTTAAACCATTTTTGGAAAACTTGTAAGGGTGCTGAAGAAAAGACCAATGGTTATGAATTTGTAAAGGTAATGTGGCATGATGTTCCAGGCCGTGATGAAACATGGCGTAAGGAAACAATCGAAGCACTTGACCATGATGAAGAAAAGTTTAACCAAGAATACTGCTGTGAATTTATTGGAAGCTCTGGTACGCTGATTAGTGGTGCCAAATTAAAACAGCTTCTACATTCCAAACCATTGGTAGAAAAAGATAATATGTGCCAATATGAAGCAGTGAAGGAAGGTCATGCATATGTAATGACTGTCGACGTATCTCGGGGAAAAGGCCTCGATTATTCAACATTTACTGTGTTTGATGTGACTGAAATGCCTTATAAACAGGTCGTTTGTTATAGAGATAATATGATAAGTCCTGTTGATTTCGCTTCAATTATATATAGAATAGGCCTAATGTATAATGAGAGTGCTATTCTGATTGAGGTTAACGATATCGGTGAACAGGTTTCTGATGTACTTTTAATGGACTACGGCTATGAAAATCTTCTATTCACCGAGAACGCTGGTCGTTCAGGAAAAAGAATATCAGGTGGATTTGGAAGAAGTGCTGACCATGGAATAAGAACAACAAAAAGTGTTAAACAAAAGGGTTGTTCTATACTAAAAATGCTGGTTGAACAAAATCAGATGATTTTAGTAGATTATAACACAATACAGGAGTTATCGCGATTTTCTAAAAAGGGATTTTCCTACGAAGCTGAACCTGGGTTTCATGATGATATGGTCATGAATTTAGTCATCTTTGCATGGCTAACTGATGACAGATTTTTCAGAGAATTAACAGACATAAATACCTTGGCACAATTAAGAGAAAAGACCGAGGAACAGCTCAACGAGGATTTATTACCTTTTGGGTTTATTGATACAGGTGACGACATCGGCCAAGAAGGTGGATGGCAATCTGTACCTGGAAGAGCTTTTGAGGTATAGGCTCAACTTTTTATAAATAAAGAGTGATAACTAATTATAACAAATAGGTTTTAAATAGATAATATTAAAGGAGAAATAATATGGCTTTTTCCGTAAGTCCTTCCGTAATTGTTCGTGAAGTGGACGCATCAGCAGCGGTACCGGCCATCGCAACACCACCTGCAGCTATCGCTGGAGTGTTTAGATGGGGTCCTGTAGGCGAAGCAATTCTTGTTTCTTCGGAGAATGAACTAGTAAGTCGTTTTGGTGAACCAACCAATGATAACTATGAGACATTTTTCGTAGCAGCAGATTACCTTTCATACGCTAATGCATTATATGTAGCTCGTGTTGATAACGGTGCAGTCGCAGCTTCTGCAAGCGATACTTCAAACGCAAATACACAACTACACACTTTTGGTGGATTCGATGCTTTATATCCAGGCGCATTAGGTAATTCAATCGATGTTTCTTATTGTAAATCTGATGATTTTTCAGATGTATTAATTGACGTTGGTGACATTACTGCTTCAAAAATCACTGGTAATACACAAATCTCTCAAACAATTTCATTTAATAGTTCAAGTGTGACCTTCGAGGTTGCTCCAGCTGAAAGAATTACAGTTGCAGATGTGAATGTTGGTGATTTAATTAGAATCGGTAATGATTCTGTTGGTTATCAAGAAATTCCAGTCTCTTCACTTTCTGAAACAGCTTTGGATTCAGCAGGTGATGAAACTGCAAATAATGCATTAATCTCATCTTACGAGTATGTATTAACATTAAGCAATAACTATTTGCTTGCAGAAACAGACTTGAATAAACTTTCATTAGAAAGAAAATGGAAACATGCTGGTTTATTTGGTGTCGCTCCTCAATCTGGAAACTATCACATCGCAGTTATTGATGGTGATGGTAGTATCGCAGGTGAATCTGGGGTAGCACTGGAAATTTACACAGACGTTTCAACAACATCAACAGCAAAAACATCAGATGGGTCAACAAACTATTATAAAGATGTAATTGACCAAAGATCTGATTGGGTAAAAGTTGCAAATACTGCACACTTCGAAGCTCAAACACTAGCTTATGAAGATCTTGCAAATGGTACAGACGGTACTTCAGAAAGTGCTACTGGACTAGGTGCTCTTGCAGGAGGTTATGACCTCTTCGCAAATGATAATGAAATCGATGTTTCATTTGTTCTTCAAGGTAAAGGTGATAACTCAGGTAATGTTGCAAACTATATTATCAGTAATATTGCTGAGAGTAGAAAAGATTGTATCGCATTCATTTCACCTTCTAAGGAAGCTGTTGTTGACGAAAACAAAACAAACGCAAAACTTACAAATGTAATTGCATACAGAAATGCATTACAGAATAGTTCATACTTCTTTATGGACTCTGGATACAAATATAGATACGACAAGTATAATGACACATACAGATATGTACCATTAAACGGGGACATGGCTGGTCTTGCTTCTCGTGTTGAACCTTATGAGTCTCCAGCTGGTTTCCGTAAGGGCGTAATTAAGAATGTTGTAAAACTTGCATTTAACCCAAGTAAAGCACAAAGGGACCAACTTTATAGTTCTGATGTTAACCCAGTAATGTCACAGGTAGGACAAGGCGTTGTTCTATTTGGGGATAAAACAGGATTAGGTTTACCAACTGCATTCTCTAGTATCAATGTTCGAAGATTGTTCATTGCAGTTGAGAAGGTAATTGCTAACACCGCTCAAACATTCCTATTCGAGTTGAATGATGAGTTCTCACAAACTCAATTCAAGAATATAGTGGAACCTTTCTTAAGAGATATTCAAGGAAGGAGAGGAATTATAGACTTCAGAGTTGTATCTGATAGTACTGTAAATACGCCAGCTATAGTGGACCAAGGTAAGTTTAGAGCTAATATCTTCATCAAACCTGCTAGAAGTATTAATGTAATTGAACTTACATTTGTTGCTACACGTAGCGGAATTGAATTTGAAGAGATTGTAGGTTCTCTATAATAGGATAAATAATTTTTAGAAATAATAGGAGAAACGAGAATGGCATTTAATATTAACGAGTTTAAATCACAACTAGTAGGTGGTGGTGCTCGGTCTTCCCTTTTCCAAGTGCAGATACTCAATCCTGTGGCTCCTGAAGCAGATTTCAAAGTTCCGTTTATGGTTAGGGCTGGTGGAATTCCAGCCTCAAACATAGGTTCATTTGAGGTTCCTTACTTCGGTAGAAACATCAAATATGCTGGTGATAGAACATTTGATGACTGGACAGTCACAGTAATTAATGATGAGGATTTCATTGTAAGAAATGGCTTCGAGGCTTGGATGAACGCTATCAATACTCATGATAGTAATGTTCGTGCATTACCTCAGGACTACAAGTCCAATGCCGTTATTACACAATATAGCAAAGATGGTGATGCTATCAGATCTTATGTATTTGAAGGCATGTATCCAACAACTATTGACCAGATCGACATGGATTGGTCAAACGTTGATGCTATAGAGGAATTCGGTGTGACATTTGCATACGACTTCTGGAGAGTTGAAGGCAGCACTGGAATTCCAACTACATAATTTAAATAGGTGATATTTTGAAAATTTTTGGCTTTGAAATAAAGAGGGCCGAAGATGAAATCGACAATATTCCGGTTTCATTTGCGGAGCCCCAAAATGATGATGGTGCAATTACAGTAGGTAATGCGCTAGGTGGTTTTTATAATACAATTTTAGATATGGAAGGCTCTGCTAAAACAGAGTCTGAGTTAATTACTAGATATCGTCACATGGCGATGCAACCTGAGATTTCTCAGGCGATTGACGACATAGTCAACGAAGCAATTAGTATTGACACAAACGACCAAGTGGTAGAGATTGCTCTTAATGAGACAGACTTACCAGAAAAGGTTAGGAAGAAAATTGTTGATGAGTTTGATAACATACTAACGCTATTTGATTTTACAAATAACGCCTATGATATGTTTTATAAGTTCTATGTGGACGGTAGATTAAATTATCACATTATTATTGATGATAATGATTTAAAGAAAGGAATTGTAGAATTAAGATATGTAGACCCTCGTAAGTTAAAACTTATTAGGGAAGTTGACAAAAAACAAAAAGATAAACACTCTGGTATTCCAACGAAAAGAGTTAAAAATGAATACTACATGTATTCAGATACTGGATTCCAGAATACAAGCACTGGAGGCGTAGGGTCGCCGGTTCCTGGTGGTACAACCGGGTTTAAAATTGCGAAGGACTCTATTGGTAGAGTGACTTCAGGATTGATGAATGAGAATAATAGTTTAGTATTATCTCATTTACATCCAGCAATTAAGGCACTTAATCAGCTTCGTATGCTTGAGGACGCAACAGTCATTTATACTTTGACTCGCGCGCCAGAGAGAAGAATTTTTTATATTGATGTAGGTAATTTGCCTAAGAATAAGGCGGAACAATATCTTAGAGATATGATGGCCCGCCATAAAAATAAACTTCAGTATAATTCGTCAACAGGTGAAATTACAGATTCACGTAAAATGTTGACAATGACTGAAGATTTTTGGTTCCCTCGTAGAGGTGGCGAAAGGTCAACCGAGGTTGATACTTTAGCCGGAGGTGCAGCTCAAGCTTTAAGTACTGATGAGAACCTTCAGTATTTTCAGCGTAAGTTATATAAAGCACTGAAGGTACCTTTAACAAGATTGGAACCAGAAACACAGGCAACTTTTGGACGTGCATCTGAAATTACTCGTGATGAACTAAAATTTGGTAAGTTCATACGTAGGGTAAGAACAAGATTTTCTTGGTTATTCAATATGGTACTTGAGAAACAATTGGTATTGAAAGGAATTTTAACACCAGAAGAGTTTAACGAAATCAGAAATCAAATTCGTTATGACTTTGTAAAAGACAACTATTTCGAGGAACTTAAGGAAGCTGAGATATTAAGAGAAAGATTAACTACATTAAGAGACGTAGCTGATTACACTGGTAAGTATTTCTCTCATCAATGGATTGTGAAAAATGTTCTTCAAATGTCTGAAGAAAAGGCAAATGAAATGGAAGATGAGATTGAACAAGAAAGAAGAGCAGGCGCGTTTGATGATGAAGACCAAGGTTTTTAATAAATAGATAATAGAATTAAATAGGGACTCAATATGAAACAATTTAAAGACATTCTCTCCGAGGTAGGCCAACCAAAGGCGCCCGAAGAAAAGAGATTTAAAGACCAACATGAGATTGAGCGAATCGATCATCCTGTTGCTTTGGATTCTCAATTTACAGGCGACATTGAAGGTTTAACACCCAAGAAACGTCCGGCCGATAATGCTAAGGGAGACGATAAAAAAGCTTACGACCAAGCTTATAAAAAGAAAGTTTCTCAAACTCTACCAAAACGTGGCGTGACCATCGTTGCAGATGATGAAGATATTTCAGAAGACTGGGACGAAATGTTTGATGTAATTGCAGAAGAAATCTCAACTTATGACATTGATTTAGATGAATTGTCAGAAGAAGAACTTGACGAGGTTATAGGACGTGCTGCAAGAGCAATCGGTAGAGGTATTAAAAGACAAACCATAGACAGATTTACAACTTCTGGTAAAGCAGGTAGAGCTGAAAGACAAGCAGATAAGCTAGAAAAGAAAATAAAAGCTAAGGAACGCTTGAAAAAAGCTCAGGAAAGATTACAAAAGGCCAAAGACGCAATTCAAGCAGCTAAAGAAGCCGAACGAAATGCTGCAAGATCTGAAAGCGTTGATATTGAGCAAATGTCAATTACTGAAATCCTCGGTTTTAAAAACAAGAAACCTGAAGATAAATGGGACGACGAATACGATAAAATCATGGGTGATGAAGACCCTAATGATGCTCCAGAACAAGAAGAAGGTTATGATGAATCAGCATGTGTTGAGGATATGATGAAACTTCATGCTTCTGGTTGTTCCAAACACGAAATGTATGAAAAAATCAAAGAAAAGTATGGCTGTTCAAAGTCAACTTTTGAAGGTTTATATGCTTCAAACTGTATGGGCGAAGATGAAAAAGTTGAGGAAGAAACTGAAACAGAAACTGAAACAGACTCAGCTGATACTCTTGATGCTCAACCAGATGAAGCTCCAAAAGTAAAACAAGATAAACTATCACCTTCAGCTGTTGAAATCGGTGTGTCTGGTGGTAGAAAAATTAAAGTCACATTTAAAGAAATGTTAGAAAAAATCAGTACAGAGGAAGAACTCTTGGAGAGTCCCCAAGAAGAAATTCCAATGATGATGAAACAATTACATTTCATTTGTTACGCCTCAGAAGAGATTAGTGAATATCTGAAGAGTGGTGTTGACCCAGAAGAGTGGTGGCAAAATAAACTTGCTGATGTATTCAGTAATGTTAAATCACTCTACGCATGGTCAAAAGGAGACCAACTGGTAAATCCTGTAAAAAAGATTAGTGCGGCCGCAATGTTTGACAAGGCCGGTATGCTAGGATTTGCAGAGTCTACTGAAGAGCTTGAAGAGTCATCTGTAAAGTTTTCAGGTAATAAATTGAGAGCTAGAGCTGGTCAAGCAAAATTAGATAATGGTAAAAGAGTAAAGGTTGATAAACAAAAGGCTCAACTTTTAACTGATTTCTTTAAGCAATTAAAGCCAAAGGATGCCAAGGAAATGGCATCAAAATTAATGGCAGACGAGGACCAATTTGATGAGGTCGTTCAGTTTGCAGAAATTACGCTAGGCGGATAATAGTTTATAAATAATATTTAAATAGGTAATACCATTATGAAACTTATATCAGAATATACAGAAGATTGCGAAATCATCACAGAGGCTGCCGAGAATGGAAAGAAAACTCATTTCATCGAAGGTATCTTCATGCAAGGTGATATTAAAAATCGCAATGGTAGAATTTACCCCTGCGAGACTCTTGAAAACGAAATGAAACGTTATGAAAATGATTTCATTAAAACAAAGAGAGCTTTAGGGGAACTAGGGCATCCCGATGGTCCAACAATCAACGGGGACCGTGTTTCACATTTAATAACAGAGATGAAACGCGACGGAAACAATTTTTACGGAAAGGCAAAAATCCTTTCAACTCCTATGGGAGAAATTGTAAAAACTTTTATAGACGAAGGTGTCAAGATTGGTGTTTCTACACGAGGTCTTGGTTCAGTAAAACAACTGAAAGATGGCGTAATGCAAGTCCAAGATGACTTTCATTTATCTACAGTTGATATTGTGACAGACCCTTCCGCTCCAGATGCTTTTGTAAATGGCATTATGGAGAATAGAGAGTATTACTACGATATCGCTTCTAATACTTGGAGAGCTCAACAGGTAGCTGATGTTATCGATGAGATTGTCGAAGAAGTAGAGAAAAAGGTAAATCGTGTAGTGCGCAAAATTGACGAAGATACGGCTACAAGAATGTTTGAAACATTTATCCGTACTTTAAGAAATTAACTTTTTATAAATAAAAACAGTCAAATTATTGGTTTGTTAAAAATTATTGTTATAACATAATAAAGGAGAAAAATTATGGCAGACGGAAAAGAATTCGTTGCTGATGACGGTATCTCAAAAGTACCTAATCCTATTTCACCTGAAGGTGGAGAAGGCAAAAAGGACAAGTTGAAGAAAACCGCTGAAGATAAGCCTAAAGATGCAGTTGACCCTAAAAAGGTAGTTCCTGGCCAAGAAAAAGCCGGTGAACCAGTTCCTACTGCAGAAGATGTAGAAACAGAAGAAGTAGAAACTATTGAAGAAGTAGTTGTTGAATCTTCTATTGAATCAATCATCGAAGGCGAAGACTTATCGGAAGAATTCAAAAGCAAAATCTCATTAGTTTTTGAAGCAGCTTTAAACGAAGAAGTTAACAAAAGAACAGAGTCCATCAAAGAAGAGCTTGAAGCTTCTTTAGATGAATCATTAAGTGAAGCAGTTGAATCCAGAATGGAAGAAATTGTTGAAAACGTAGATAAGTATCTTGACTACGTTGTTAATGAATGGACAAAAGAGAACGAAATTGCTATCGAAAGTGGTATCAAAGTAGAAATGGCAGAATCATTAATGTCAGGTCTTAAAGGATTATTCACAGAGCATAATATTGCTGTTGATGAATCTACTGTCGATGTTGTTTCTGAACTCGAAGCAAAAGTTTCTGACCTTGAGGAAAAGCACAATGAACTCGTAAATGAGAACATTGACCTTCAGAGAGTAATCTCTGGTTCTCAGGCAGGTAAAGTATTTGATGAAATCGCTGAAGGCTTATCTGAAAATCAGGTTGAGCGTTTAAAGGTTTTATCTGAAAAGCTTGATATTGAAGATTTAGAGTCTTATACTGAAAATCTTCAAGTAATTAAGGAGTCATTCTTCTCTAGCAAACCAGCTGTGGAAACACAATCTGATTTACAAGAAGAAAATGACGAAATTATTCTAGATGAACAGGAAGTAGTTAAACCAGCTTCTGATTACTCATCTATTAATGCTCTCGTAGAGGCATTTAACACTAGAAAGAATAATTAATTTTAACTTGGTTTTATTAATTAAATTAAATTAATTTTATTTTAAAGGAGATCCGAAATGGATAATTACTCAAGACTAGTGGAAAAGTGGGGCCCTGTACTAGAGCACGAATCTTTTTCACCTATTAGTGACGCGCACAAAAGAGCTGTGACAGCTACTGTGCTCGAAAATACTGAAAAGGCACTAATGGAATCTGGTGATTTATCAGCTAACATGACTTCACTTTTAAGTGAAGCATCACCGACTAACGATGCTGGAACAGGTGGCTTTAGTGGCCTATCTGGAAACGCTGCTGCTGGTCCGGTTGCTGGTTATGACCCAATTCTTATTTCTTTAGTGCGTAGAGCAGTTCCTAACCTAATTGCTTATGACATCTGTGGTGTTCAGCCTATGACTGGTCCTACAGGTCTAATCTTCGCAATGCGCGCAAGATATGGCTCTCAAGGTGGTGCTGAAGCCTTATTCAACGAAGCTGATACAGACTTCGCTGGAACAGGTACTCATGCAAACACATTGCCTAATGCTAATACTCAGTTAATTACAACTGGTACTGGCTTAGACACAGGTGATGCTGAGGCTCTAGGTGATGGCGTTGGTGCCGACTATGCTGAAATGGCATTCTCAATCGAGAAAGTGACTGTTTCTGCTAAGACTCGTGCCCTAAAGGCTGAATACACAACTGAATTAGCTCAAGACCTTAAAGCTGTTCATGGCTTAGACGCTGAGACAGAATTGGCTAACATTCTTCAAACTGAAATCTTAACAGAAATCAATAGAGAAGTTGTTAGAACAATTTATACATCTTCAGTAGTTGGTGCTGAGAACACAGCTTCTGCTGGCGTATTCGACTTAGATGTTGATGCAAATGGTAGATGGTCTGTTGAGAAGTTCAAAGGCCTTATGTTCCAAATCGAGCAAGAAGCTAACGCTATTGCTAAAGGAACAAGAAGAGGTAAAGGAAACATCGTAATCTGTTCTTCAGACGTTGCTTCTGCTCTTCAAATGGCTGGTGTATTAGACTACGCTCCTGCTCTAAACTCTAACTCTCTAGAAGTTGATGACACAGGCAATACTTTTGCTGGTGTTCTTAACGGAAGATTCAGAGTTTATGTTGACCCATTTGCTGGCGGAAACTACTTAGTAGTTGGTTATAAGGGTTCATCTGCATTTGATGCAGGTTTATTCTACTGCCCATACGTACCATTACAAATGGTCCGTGCCGTTGGTGAAAATAGCTTCCAACCAAAAATTGGATTTAAGACTCGTTACGGAATGGTTGCAAACCCATTCGCACAAGGTGATGTGTCTAGCCAAGGACTTGGTTCACTTGCTAACAACGTCAACAAATATTACCGCAAGGTCCGTGTCACGAACCTCTTCTAGGATCGTACACTTACTGAGAAGTAATAATAAAAAGAGTTTAGGTTCACTAAACCACTTTAAAGAGGCCTTCCGGGGCCTCTTTTTTTACATAAAATTTATTGTTAACCTATTCTAAGTAGTATAAATAAAAATATGAAAGATACTATTGCAGAATTTTTAAACATGACTCCTTTGAATATAGACCTTATTGGTCTTAAAATACCAGAGGACGCTAAATTCATCGGTGGGGTCCCACCAGTTGGTGGCATGCAGGGCCACACTCACTCGGATGAAGCAAAGCAACAAATATCTGAAATCCAAAAGAAAAGATTTGCTGAAGGATTACATCCGTGGATAGGTAGATCTCATAATGATGAAAGTAAAAAGAAGATAAGTATGGCAAAGAAAGGTGTAAAATTATCTGAAGAACATAAAAAGAAAATCGGCAAAGGCCGAAAGGGTAAGGTTCAATCAGAAGAAACTAAAGCAAAAATTTCTGCGGCAATGAAAGGTAAATCTAATAAAAAGGGTTATAAATTAACTCAGGAACAAAGAGATAAGATTGCTGCTGCTAGAAGAGGGAAAAAATTCCCTCGTTCCTAATCCCAGATAAAATTTTCCCAAGGTTCATAACAACCATCGCAACCGATAGCTGAATTATCACAACCTCTGTTATCGTCAAAAATCTCTAACTTGATTTTGTCAAACATATCTTTTGTCAGTTTGACCATATTGACATTTTCCATAAAGATACATGATTCATAATCAATAGACATAGGCTTTACGTCGATATGATTTTCGCCAAACTCTTTAATCATTCCAACATATCTCTTACCATTCAAGAAAAACTGACACTGTTCAAAAGTATCACCAAATGTTTCTTGACCAAGTTTAGTCCATTTTTCAAATAATTTCATTATGCAATCTCCTTATAACCAGCAGCTTTACCATAGAATCCTAAAGATTCTAGTTTTAAAACAATCTCGTTAAATGCAGCACCTTCGCTGTTTTGTGGATAGATACCGACTGTCATTGGGTCGTCGATAAACAATTGACAATTTTCCCAGATTGGGTTATTGGAAATGTAATCATTAATGATTTTCTTTCCTTTTTCAAAGAGATTCTCGTCTCTAGTTCTGACCTCGAAGTCAGTAATTTCATAACCGTCCATAGTCAAAGATGGTTCCGGTTGGTTTCCTAATATTCTTATTTCCATTTAAACTCCTTTTTTCCTAATTTATATAACCATTATACCAAAATTGCTCGTTAAAGTCAACACGTAGAACGAAAAAAGTGCGATTATTTTGCTTTAAAAAGAAAGGATTATTTGTCGTAGTATGAGCGTACTAGATATACACGGATATATGCTAATACTGTCATTACAGCTGTGATAAGAACACTCAGCTTGAAAGGGTCTGTGATACCCATTATAGAAATGAATAACCACAAAAAGAAAAGATTTAAAGGATAATTAATAACGAGACCAGTACCTACTGTCATAGCGGTCTCTTTATGTTTTTGTTTTGTTCGTTGGTTCATAATGCGGACCATATCAGATTTAAACAACCTTTGGTAAATGCTCCCTCGTACCAAAGTATTAACATTGCTAAAATTGTGATGGCTGTAAAACACCACACGATTTCTCTTATTAATTGTATCATATCTTTCATAATCTGGTAGCCCGTAGGAGAATCGAACTCCTGTTGCATGGATGAAAACCATGTGTCCTAACCACTAGACGAACGGGCCAAAACAATCGGCGGACCTTCCATATACGCCCATCAAAGGTATGTCAAGATCCGCCTTGGTATTGAACTTCTCACTCACAATCGTCATTTGTTATTTGAGCCGGTCTACCGGACCTGATGACTAATCAGGGATTTCAAACTACCTTAAAATCAAAATTTGGGGCGGTGGAATTTGTGTTAACGCAATTCGTTAAATAATGTGGAATTGTTAATCTTAAATTCCTGCCGCTACCCCGAGCTTTGAGCCCCTATTATTGAAACTCTTAAAAAATCGTAGGTACGTCTCTCGGACTTACATGGTACTCGTTAATCCCAGTCTCGGTTGTTACCGAAGTACTATCA